ATTCCAAGCTTTCTTGTAAGTTCAATTGCACCAACTGGTAGTCCAGTTTTAGGATCAAATGAATTAAAGGCTGAATTAAAACTTGAGGTCCTTGCACGTTCTCCACGTTTGTTCCAGGGTTGGTTTCTATCTGACATCTTAGTGTCAAGGCTAGGATCAATTTGAGCAAAAGAACGAGGGTCTCCACTTCTAAGTTTTGGAAGAATTCTTACTGCAGCTATTTTAGCTAATGCACTTTTAGATTTTATTGCTTTATATTCTGGAGAATCAGCAAGATCATCAAGCACTCTTGATAAAACTAGCTGTGAGTCACGATCAACTGGGTTAAGTCCTGAATTTAATGATGTTAATATAAAATCTTTTCTATCTTGAGATATTGGTAACGATTTAATTTCTTTTAAAACTCTATCTCTAAAGTCAGTGTATACTGATTTTTTAACATCTTTTCCAAAATTAAAATCATTTACAAAAGTATTTTCTCCCTTAGATAATCCAAATACAAAATTAGGATCCCAAAGTTTTCCACCAGCACTTGTGGATTGTTTTTTTGGTGTACTTGCTACTGAATCTACATTTGATGCTGAAGCTTGACCTGCAAAACTAACCTGATCATATTTGTTAGTATTACCTGATTGCATTGTTATTTCTGGAACACTTATTCCAGACATGGCTTTTAGGGGTCCACCTCTTTGGAATCTAGGAGTACCATTGTTCATGTCCTCTAGAATTCCACCATATTTTTTAGATGCATTACGATTTACAACAAACTCACCAGGTTCTAGTAATGCTTTTACTTTATCTCCACTACCAGATCCAGGTACCCACGATCCTTCTTGTCTTCTAATTGGTCCTCTGGTTTTACTAGTTCCTCTTACAAGTGGTGTGCTTGAAAAAGCACCTGGTGTTGCAGCTCTTTGAGCAACAAGTGTTGAATTATAGTCTCTCATTAATGCAACTAATTTGGTCATTGCACTGGCTTGATTTTGAATAGATACAGTCAATGTATCTGTTGCTTTTGCTGCTGCGATTTGTTGATCATCTAGCAAGCTAAATTGCTTTGTCGGAAGTCCAGCAAGTCTTCTTCCTAAGTTAACAAATCCCATTGCACCCTTGGTTACATATCCAAGGAAGTTAGCAAGTACACCAGTAATCATAACTACTGGTCCTGCAATTGCAGTTAATCCTGTTGCAAACTTTAAGAAATTCTTAACTGGTTCTGGAAGACCCCTACCAACTTCTACAACTCTTTCCATAAAATTTGCAAACTTTTCCATAAATGGAATAATTGATCTTGTAAGAACTTCTCCAACTGGAAGAAGGGATGCTTTAATTGCTTCCATGGAGCGTTGGAATCTCATAGATGTAGATTCTGTTAAAGTTTTAATTTCGCCCTGTGCAATCTTAGCAAGATCTTCAGAAGAAGCACCCATCAATTTCATAACTTCAACTGTTTGTGATCCTTGTGCATTAAGGTTGTCAAACAATGCAGAAATTCTAGCAAACTGGTATTTACCAAAAAGCTGTTCAATAATTTTTGCTTTACCAAAGTCATCAATTGTTTGTAATGATGATTGGAACTCTAAAAGGGTAGGCATTAACTGTCCCTTATTTCTTGTTACAATTCCTTGAAGATCAATACCATATTGTTTTGCAATTGCTGATGCACTCTTTGTTGGATTAATTAAAGATGCAAGACCAGACTTTAATGCGTTAGCACCTTCAGCAGCATTGATACCACCTTCTTTCATTGCTACAAGCAATACAGAAAGATCTTTTACATCTCCACCAAGGGACTCAATAACTGGTCCAACCTTTGGAATTGCTACAGTTAAATCTTGCAAAGACACAGAGGTTTGGTTTTCTACTGCGTTAAGAAAATCAATAGATTCTGCAAGTTCTTTTGTACTCATGTTAAAAGCATTTTGAAGAGATAGGGTTGTTGCCATAGCATCTTGTCTATCAAGTTCACCAAGAACTGCTAGTCTTGATGTTTGCTTAATAGAGTCAGTTAGCTTTTTGCCCTCAAGACCTGTTGCTGCTAAATCTGCAGCAAGGGCTGCGGTTTCTTTTGCTGCAATACCATAGCTACCAGCAATATCAATTGCAAGTGCTTGGATTGCATTTCGCATTTCCATAGATGCTTCTTTTGTTGTTCCAACAAGATCTGCACCGTATACTTTTTGGAATCTTGTTAATTCTTTATCAACATCATTAAATGCTTTAATTGTTGTTGATGCAAAGATAGTCATAGGTACTGTAAGACCTACTGTAAGCTGTCTACCTGCCCATTGTGTATTTTTACCCCAGTTAATAAGTGAGGTAGCACCGTCTTGAATAAGTCTATTAAATATATCAAATTGTTTTCTAGCAACCTGTAACTGATTATTCATATCAGTCATATCAAGTCGCATTGGGGTAACAAGCATACCCTTTCGTCTTCCCTCGGCATCCATGCCAAGTTCAACTAGTTGTCCTTTTGTTCTTCTTATCTGATCTTCAGCAAGTTTTCTAGTATTACTGTTTGCAGAGAATGCTCTACTTGCTTCTCTGTAGTAATCTCTTAGTTTTAATTTGCTCCTATCAAGAGCTTTTCCAAAATTATCTAGATCAGATGTAATGGTTACTGTTTTAGAACTAAAACCACCAATTTGTCCTACTGCAGACGAAAAGGTACTGGCTATGTCATTTCTTAAAACACGAGCATTTTTATCTAGTGAGTTAAAAGAATTATTAAGGAAACTAAGCTCTTTTGAAAGAGCCTTGATTTGTGATAAGGCTGATCCGAAATTGGCATCATAATTAAATGTTGCGTTTACATCAGCCATTACTCACCACTCCTTAATACTGCATAACCAATACCCATGTCTGGGGTTATTCCAAGCTGGGCTGCACCAGCAACGTTTTCGTTGTTAGTTAGCTTTGAAATTGCCCTTGCCTGTATATCTTGAAAAGTCGATGGCTTTTCTGTAGAGTCAGAAGATGTATCGTTAGAATCTAAATCTACTCCCTGCATTGCTGCAATAAATTTATTTTTTCTAGCTTCTACTTTGTACATTGCTTTTAATGTTGCTGTTAACTCAGGCATTGAGATACTTTCCTCAAGTTCTTCGTAATCTTTCCAATGTCCAAGCAAGAACACTTCTGCCTCTAGCTCTGCAAGATCTAGTTCGTTCCAACCAGTTCCTGAGCCATCGCTACGAGGTTTGGGTCGTTCAGCTTGATTTCAGCAGCCACCTCCAAGATTTTATACATTGTCTGGATGTCAAGTGCATTTTCAAGTGCTTCTCTATCTCCAGCAAGATCTGTATTATACTGCTTAAAAGCAATCTGGGTGCAATTGATTAGGATGTTTAAGAAATCATCTTCGTCTTTTGACTCCTGTGCTTTTTGCCATTCTTTCATTAGTTCTCTTAAGTTCTTTAGGTTTAAAGGCTTAATATTTACAATTGTGCCATCTAGAAGTTCTAGTTCTACACTTTCGTATACTTTCGTTGCCATATTTTTCTCCTTTGGATTCTCTTTAATTATATAGCATTTATTGTTATAACATAATAGGGTAGGCATTACTGCCTACCCTATTATACATTATTTAATTATGTTTACGCTGGAGTAAATACTCTGTCGATGATCTTACCATATGCTGCGTTTCCATCAGCTGCAGTATTAGTTGAAGACGCTAGAAGTCTGAACGATACAGGGAAAACTGTAGCTTCATTTCTTCTAATGCCAACTGTTACTGTGTCCATTGAAAGAGCACGATAAGCTAAGTAGACTCTTTCGACTACTTCACCTGTTGTGGTCTTTGATTCTGGACCTGGACCAATAATTGCGAGTGAGCGTTCTACTGGAGTTACTCCAAGAGAACCACCGTTAATTGTGAAAGTCTGAATGTCTGCTGTAGATGCACCCGAAAGGTCATCTGCATCAGCACCAAGAACGATTAGCATGTTTTCTAGTGTTGCTTCTGTAAGAGTTGTATTAACCATTACTCGCTGACCTTGCTTGAAGATCTTTGCAACGTCAAGAAGCTGATCAACCTGAACTTCACCGAAGTCTGGTTCAAAAGAAAGTTCTGCACCTTCTGATGTATAGCCTACGGATTTCCAATCTGTTGAATCTACGTTAGCTGGATCTGTCAAACGCTTTACGGAACCCGAAAGTGTTGCGGATGCTGCTGGTAGAGTATTTTCAACGTATTCAGTGCCTGTGGTAGCTCCTACATAAAGAGCACCAGCACCAACGATAATATTTTTTGCATTACCTATTGCCATAGTGTATTTTACACCTCCTGTCATGTTTTAGATATATGACTTGCTGTGGTCTTGCTTCCTCAAGTTAATAGTATCATAGTTAGGTTTATGATTTAGTATAATCGTAAGTTAATATCAAAGATGTAACAAATTTAGGCTTAAAGCTATCAATTCTTTTTTCGTCAATCATATAATTTGACTGCTCACACTTGATAAACTTAAACTTAATCTCATCATCTTGAACATATTCATTTACTGCCTGAGCTGAGATATCAAATTTTTTCAATGTTTCGTAGATAAAATTCCTAAAGTAGTAAATTTGAGGCAATTCCCCCACTATGGTGTATACAGCTTTTTCACAGTCAATAAACCACTGAGTATTAGATGGTGGAGTAAATAGGAAATCGTATATTACGAATGGTGTAATGTCTGTATTTGCACCAGAGTTTTCTGCTACTGGATAAAATGGGAATAGTCCTATTTCTTTGACTGTACCTCCTCCTGCTGCAGACGATCCTAGTGTTGGTTTAGCAATTGTAAAAGTTGTTGGGGTTGGAGTTGAAAGGACTCTATGATTTTTGTCATAATAAGCATTAACTCCAGATATTTTACATAGCTGATTGGCTATAACTCCATGTGGAGCAGTAGTTGTAACTGTGGATATTTCTCCAGAAAATGTTATACCAGATACTGTTGAGGTTGTTCCATTTAAAGAATAGTTTTCAACATTAATTACACTAGTATCTACTGCTGTTCCATCTACAAGACCTGATGCCAAATCCCAAATATACTTGTTGATTAATTGAATAGGTAACTTATTATAAGTCATTACTTTAATCTCCTAACAATGTTATTTGCTGATTTTGAAGCTTCAGATGCCATACCTTCTATTTTACCAGCAGAAACCCTAGCAAGTGCAATCCTTGATTCATTTGCAATTCCTTTTTCAATTCTTTCAAAGAATCCTAAATCAGCTAGTGCTGCTCCTGCCATTGAAGTCATAAAAGAATTAAATGTTTGAACAAACGCTCCACCAACATCTGCTCCACCAGGTTCTGCAACAAATACTGTTTTCTTTGAATAGAATTCACCCTCATATTCAAATCTAAGGTACTCAGCATTTCTGGCTGTAATTGTAAGGGGTATTTGATTTTCCATTACATAGGCTTTATTCTTAAACACATATCCACTTTCTGGTGGCATTCTTGATGGTAAAAAAGTATATGTCAAGTTTGGTTTAATTGAAGACGATGTTATTGAAGATTCAAAAAGTCTTCCTTCTTTTATTCCCGTCATATCTGGTTCGTAGATGTGATGAAATTTAGAATGATTTATTCTTGCTAAGTTATCCACATATGCTTCAAAATATGTAGCAATCATTTTTAGACCTGCTATTTGAATTCTTGGCTTATCTTGATTATTTATTCTATTAATGAGTTCTGAATTAAACAAAACACTAGCAGCTATTTTTTCTGTTATGTTGCCTGTTCGTATATGCTTTCTTGATTTAGGCTTTACAAGTGCCCTTAGGGGTCCTGTATTGATACTTCTAGCCATTACTGTGTCTCCAGGGTTTGGATTTCCTGTCTGTATAGAACTGTTTCATATTCTATGACTCTGCCGTCAAAATCAATAATAGGGGTACTACCACGAGGTTCAAAAATAGTTGCTCCTGCAACACCACCACTTGTTGTAATGACCCCAGATTCGCTCCAGATGGTTCCTGAGGCATTCCTGACATTAACCACTCTATCTTCTGAACTTATTGGATCTGCTGTTCTAACCTTTACAATATTACTAACTGCAGTCAAGTAGTTTTTAATATCAACCGCACTAGAGTTTTGAGAAATTGTATCTCTAACAATACCCTTGGCTAAACAGTTTATAGTAGAAGAAAGTGTCCATGTATTTTGAAAAGTTCCACTATTTACATCCTGTATTTTTGTAGGACTATAAATATCTGCCTTCATTGTATATGAGGCATGAGCCAGACAACTCATTCATTACACCGCCCAAAGATCAAGTCTTTTATAAGGTGCAATTAATGATTCTACCAAAATGCTTCCGATTCCTGTTCCAGGTTGGAACTCAATTGTGTAAGCATCATTTTTAACAGACTTTACTCCACGATTTCTATAATTAAAATCTGAACAAATCATATCGTTTACAAGTTCTATGGTTGCTTGGTTAATATCATTTGGAACATACTTCCATCCATATTCACCACGAATTAGATATAAACTATTTCTTTCGAAATATCCTGCAGAATTAATAACGCTGGTATCAGACCATTCAATAATGTTTTCACCCTCCCAAACAACTTTTAAAGAGTTCTTTCCTTTAGTAACGGCAAATGGATAATCTAAAAGATTAATCTCTGGGTCTGCTGTAATATCATAAATTATTTCATCATCTTTAATAATCTTATCAAAAGACTCAATTCTTTCTCCAATATATAGTACATCTGTTCCTTGACCTAGAACAGCTACTGTTTTATAGTTAAAATTAAAGTTATCACTAATTCTTGAGTTAATATAAAGCCTTGCTTTTCTTTCTAATTTTACTAGTTCTGCTTGGGTAATTTCACCAAATCCTGGGGTTCCTGAAACGATTGTTAATCCAGCATATTCTGCTAATTCTGTTGCTGTGGCATACGGTCTGACAATACTTGCATAAATTTCATCTTCAGTATAGGATGAGGCATCAATAATTTGAAGTTCAATTCTTAATCTTCTATCATATGTTGTAACATCTTGATCTAAAACTAAATTAAAGCTACTTGTTGTTTGTATTGCTAAACCTGATTGTGTTGCTGTGGCGGTTCCAACTGTATTATTTGTTACAGTGAATTGTGAACTTGACCTAGTTGCAACAGTAACATCTGTTTTATTAAGAGTTGAGCCAGACGATGTGGTTAGTCCAGTAATTGTAACAATATCACCGACAGCAAAGGTATTTGATGCGGTATAGGTAATAGTTGTTCCATTACCAGATGCTGCTGTTACCGTTGCTCTTTTTGCCAACGATTCATCAGACTGAACATATTCTTCTAAATCAAGATCATAAACGCTAAAAACAACTGCATCAGTACCTAATGGTGCTGTGTATGGAATTGTTACAGAGTCACCTTCGGTTCTTAAATATTCTTTCATTAAACACTAACACCATAGAATGTTGCAACTTCTTCTGGAGTAGCCTCCCTTACTTCATCTTTTGCTCTTCTTAAAATGTCATCTGCAACAGATCTTGAAAACATTTTAAAAGGCTCATCTATTGTAAAAATAATTCCGTTTCCAACATTGTAGGCACCTCTTGGATATACCATTTTTAGTACAACCTTTTCTTGGGTGCTAGTTTCAACTGGCTTCTTTTCTACAACTTTTACTTCTTTTTCTACTTTTTCTGCCTCTTTGATACCAAAGGCATCTTCAAGGTCTTTTAAATATTTTTCTTCTGTAATCCCTGCTTTTTCAATTAGCTTAATAATATCAGCTTTTTTAGCAGTTTTTGGATATTCAACATCATACATCATGCAGATGCTTTTTAATTCGTAAACAGTTTTATCGTTAAACACAAAATCCTCCTATCATAAATTATACACTAAAAGTAAAACAGGGGCTACCAAAGTAGCCCCTGTTTTTAATAGATAGATTAGCTGGCACGAGTTGCGTATGCAATCGCTGACTTTTCTTCTACTGCTACACCCATACGGACGTATACTGTGTACTCTACTGTGTCCTTCTTTGGCTTGAATTCACGATGTACGGTTACATCACGCTGGAAGCCCCAGATTCTGTTGCTAGGTAGAGTTAGATCAACATAGTTGTCTGGATACAAAGGTACTTCTACAACTGGCAATCCGAAGATCAGGTATTGTGCACCTGCGGATCCACCAACTTGTGGAATTACACCATCAATTACACGGGTAGCAACCATATCTGGAACTGTTCCGATGTTTCTCAACTCGGAAAGCAATTCTGATAGATGCTTGCTGTTCATGTAGAACTTAAGGTCCTGACGGCGAGCCTTGAACTTACGAGGCAATGCATTGTAGATTGCTTCGATAGCGTCCAAACCAAGTGTCGTTGTTGAACCATCAGCTGATTCAGGAGAAGACTCCCAAACATTGGTCATTGTTGCAGATGCAGCAGCAGCTTCGTGTGCTCCTGCATATGTTGCATCAAGTGTCTGACGATAGAACCCTGCAAGGGTGTTATTGTAAGAACCATCTCCAGACGAGGCTGGACGACCATTGATAGCAATGTCCTCAAGATCGTTTCCGAACTGAGTTGCCATCAAGCGAACGATGTGATCCTCAAGCTGCTCACCTTCAATGTTATCCTCTAGGGATTCTGTTGAAAGTTCGTAGTCTAGACGGAACTTCGTTGTTGTAAGTTCGATTTTTGTAAACGCTGGAGCTGAATTGCTTCCTGTATCCTCAGCCTGTGTTGCTTTAGCAACAAGGCGTGAACCAACACGAACCTTATCAAGTTCCATTGTGTTTGCTCTCATTACAACTCTACGACCATCATTGGCAAGAACCATCTCGTCAAAAATATAGTCGATAAACTGACGTGACTGCTCTGGGTTAAGTACACCACCCTCGTTTGTTGCGACATCAAAAGATGTCATTGCACCTGGAGATTCCAGCGGAGAGATTACTGTACCACTTGCTGCAGCCTTATTGATAATATCACTCATTTTATTTATTTCACCTTCTTTTCTTTTTTTAATTTAGGTATTCTGCGGAGCCGAGGAAGCGTCCACCCCATACTGACTTGCGTAGTACGGTAGTCTGTTCTGGAGCATTTTCCAATTCTCCAGACTTCTTTACGGCTGTGTCTGACTCAACCGAGTCAACTCTGGAATTTAGATTTTCCAAAGTGCTTTTAACATCAGCCAAAGCTTTGTTTAACTCTTCATTTTTATCTGCAAGAGCCTTTGTTACTTCTGCAACAGATGTTGCTACCTCATTGATAGCGTTTGTATTTGTTGCAGTATTCGTTGAAATTGTTTCTGA